GGAAACGGCGGTAAATATACAATGTCTATTTTGCCGTGACTTGCTGTGTTCGGGTGAGATACTCCAAACTCATAATGTGTCATAATATTTGTACTCAAAACAGGTATGCCGTATTTTTGAGAAAGCATTGCACACATTTTCATACATGCTTCAAACTGAATTCTTGTAATCGGACACGGGCCAACATTATTTTTATCTTTAAAATTCATCATTCCACACATAGAAACACCAATTGAGCCTGTGTTTCCTCCGCCTGTGTGTGCAGCATAATGAGAGCCATTTGCATCATCAACGCATTTCAAATTTGCTTCAGGTTTAAATTTTCCCTCATAAGGTTTTCCTGTATGGTCTATCAAAAAATGATAGCATTGTTTGTCGTGGTCATTCGGAATTTTACATCCTGCAGTCCAATGTATAATTATTCTTTTAAATCCGTTAGCCATATTTTATATTATCCCTCAAACAATTTATTATAAATTTTATTTATTGTTTCTTTCATTTCTTCAACATCTTCTTTCATATTTGCGAAATCAGACTTTGAAGTAAATTACAATATATGGTGCATACGTCATAAATTCATTTTCCATTTTACCATTCCTCCCCATAAAATTTGTTAATATCTATTTTCGGACGTTTAAATGTATATCCTAACCAACTAACATTAAGATGAACTGCTCCATACATAACATCAGCCTTTAATTTATTTTCATAACAAGCAATAAGAGCCTGTTTAAATATTTTGTTTATTTCCAAAAATCCAACATTTTCAATTTGCAAAAATTGAAGAGGAATATCTTTGCACTTCCATTCGTTGCCGACATTGTATAAATAACCACATTTACGCAATTGTTCAAGAGATAGATTTACATAAATCAATTGATGATATTTGCAGCCGACATCATGAATTATTGCTGCTCTAACATCTGCGAAGTCGCAAGATATAAATGTAATCAAATCAGTTAAAAAATTACGTGGAACAAATACTATTCTGCCATCATCAAGCATGCATAATACATTTTCCAATGTTCGCCACAAACCGCTTTTAACTTGTTGTATATTCGCTTTTGAAGTCAACATTATTGCCATAAAATCACCATAAATAAAAAGTAATAACACATTTAAACCCTGTGAATTCAGAGTTTTTAACCCCAGTCGGGATACAATAAAAATATCGCCAAAAATTAACGATAAAAAGGAATGTGCAAAATATACACATTGCAAATTTTAATTTAATAAATCTGATATACTTATTTTCTCCAAATTTAAAATGCTTTCCGGATTAAGTTGAAAGATTTTCAAATATTTTGTGCAAATATTTTCAAGATGTTTTCTTGCCAATATTCTTTTTTCTTCATCAAGCATAAATGGTTGATGTGAAGCAAAATGAACACTATTTTCAGGTTCTAAATCTACACCTGCAAGAATAACATTTCTGAAATTATTTTGATAACACCAATTTAAAGCCAAACTTGGTGTGTGAATATAAAAATTAAGTGTTCCTTTTTCTTTTGAAAACACTTTGCCGTTCCTATAAAACTCATACAACTCTTTATTCTTATGATTTTCTAAAAATTTAAAACTTTTTCTATCTGAATTTTGAGTGTATATTGCAGGTGCAATTAAATGAGTATTTTCTGTAATATTCAACTTGCCGACATCATCAAAAAATATAGCATTTTCTATATCATTGAAGTATTCAACAATTTGGTTACAGCCGATAGAATGATATTTTTTCAATAAATCCGGAACAAATTTTTCAATTTTGTATAGGTATTCAGACCGACCAAATAAGATAATTGTATGGTCATTTATTTTTTGCGTTCTCGAACTAACCATATTCTAATATCTTTCAAACCCTGTAATAATAGATTGTCTTTAATATCCCATTTTTTAACTAAATATAAAATTTGCTCGAGCAAAAATATTATAATTTTTCGTTTAATTCTTTTCATAGTTCTCTTTATATAGTTTAGATTTTTTCTTTAATTGTTTTTGCAAAAGTTTATTTGCTTTATTTAATGCTTTAACTCCTGCATCAGCGATTTTCTCTTTTACTTCATCAGGAATTACAGGCACTCCATAAGTTGCCAAATAAGCATTGCCTGCAGTAAGACCTGCAATGATGGCCCGCTTTTCTAATTCATCAATTTTGGTTGAACTGTCGATTTTAAAGAGGATTTTATCAGCAATAAAATCTTCTATATTCTCTCGTTTATCATCAATTTTTATAATGATTTTTTTTAATAGTTTCATTTTGCCTCAAAAATTTCTTAAAAAGATTAAATTTTATATGGAAGAAAAAATCTTACCGTAGAAAAGTTAGGGAGAAAGAAAAATGGAATTCTTTTACAATGTTATTGCTCATTTAATAGCAGACATCATTTATCAAATGATTATTTATTTAATCATGGGGGGATAATTCCCCCTTTTATTTTGCCCAAAGATATGTTTCGCACGGCTTATAATTATCTGACTTTCTGAAATCAATTTCATTATGCAAGTTATCTTGATATTCTCGTTCTTTCAGTAAGTTTTTCTTCTTCTTGATAGTTTCATCAATGGCAGACCAGTCATATTTGTTTCTTAATATTGCTAATATTTCTTCATTTGCAATATTTTCACTCAAAAGCATATAGACATAAGCAAGTTCTGCAGTTACAGAATATTCTTGAAATTTACAGCCGACACATTTTGAACATGTTATAACAGGCTTTAAATTAGCAACATTAGTTTTGCGTGAATGGTTTATAACTTCAGTTCTTTGTTTTAAGTCATAACATAAATTCACGCCAATATCTGATGAGCATTCGCTTTGTTCTTCTGCTTCGTTTTCGATAATTAAAGGTTTTACAAGTTCAAGAGATACATTTTTCTTCGTTTTTGTTTTCATTGTCATTGTCCAATCCATACTTTATATAAAATTTAACTTTACTTCTTAAATACTTGCCGACTTCATCAGGAAATAAATATGCTTGAGTCGGAAGTGAAACAATATCTGTTTCAGCAATGTTTACTATCCCATATTTTCTTTTTTTCTGCTCATAAGAAGTTAAAATGGACGTTGTACTTGGTTTTATATCAAATTCAACGGCTAAATTTGCTATAAATTTTAAGCCTTCGTCAAGTTGAACTGCTGTTATAGGAAAGTCACCTTGTTTTTTATACGATTCATAACCTTTCATACCCATAAAAGCAATATTTATTTCTTTTCTGAAAGGTTTATAAATATCTTTTTCATTGCTGCCTTTTAGAACAGCACCCCTATGAGTTATTAAATAATCATAATTTTTGATTTCTTCCGGAAATGGAAAGTATGAACCACCCGTTTGATAAATTATAATTTTTTTAGCCATTTTCAAATCCTTTCTAAAAAATTACAGAGTTGATCTCCGGAACATCAACCCTGTAATTCTTTATTAATCCTTTATCACTTTCTGTTTTTCACTTATGTACTGATTCTCAATTTTTTTAGTAGCCCTTTTTTATTATTTGTTGAATTAAACTTTCCCCTTGTGATATTTTATGAAAAAAACTTAAGTGATAAATTCATTATATCCCTATACTTCGCTTGTTTCATTGGTTTCGCTGATTAAGGCAGTGTAGTCATTTGTCTCAAAGAACAAATCAAGTTGTTCTTTTGAAAACCCTAAATAATCACCAATCATTGAAATATAAGGATTTTTTCGGTAAAAATAATTTGCTTCCAATTCTATTTTTAGGTCTTTAATATCAAAATCGGGAATTTCAAGAGATTGTATTAAATTCAATAAATCATCTTTATCATAACCTTTAACTTTACGAATTGCTCTAAAAACATCCGCTTTGGTTAAAGATAAAGTTCCAAGTTTTTCTTCTCTTTCAATTCTTTTCTTTTCAATATATTCAGGAGTATCTGTAATATCAGTAAATACTCCATCAATAATATCCCATTTGTCCATGTTCTCCGGTTGAGAATAATATATCCAAGTTTCTAATGGACACGTTGCTATATAATTTGGAATTTCATAATTATATGCTTTCTTTAAATTATCAAAATATATCAATTGTTCCATATAATTACCTTTCTACTTCATAAGTGTATAAATTTTGTTATTTTTTGCAGTTAAAATATAGTTTTTATTATCACTTGTCTTAAATCCCCTTATAGGATTTATCGGTTGATCGACATAAAAATAATCCGAGTTATTTACATTTAAGTCGTACTCGTCTTTTTCGATTTCAACAACAATATAATTGTTCCACCACTCTGCTCCATTTAATTTAATAAATGAGTGTAATAAATCAACACAGCCATCAAAATATATACTTGAAACACCTGAACCTGAATTTGCACCAATTAATCTGTTATTACTGTTTATGTGATCCGAATTTGTTGCAGAATCCGTTCTTGTAAAACTTCCGGCTAAATCTGTAAGAACTGAAGAATATGTAGTACCGTTCTTTTGAATATTGATAACATAAGTTGTCGTTGTATCAAAATCATAAGAAAAATCAGCAGTATAAAATGCTGAACTTCTTGGAAACGGATATGCACCATTAACATATACGGTCACTTCATTAAGAAGTTCAACCTTTAAACTTGACCTTGTTATTGTTGGTCTTATGCCTGCATATCGGTAAAATGCACCCCATTTGGTATCATAATGATAATAGCAATTATCTGTACCAAATATTTGTCCACCTGTTTGGCCCGTTAATAATTTAAAGGCTATTTGAAATTCCCAGTCGTCAGATGAACTCGGTGCAAAATCGTGAGGAAGTTTTCCATAATTTGATGTTGAAAAATTACTCATCAAACCATTTGCATCTATTGTCGGAGAACCAGTAATATTTGTTCTTCTGCTGTATCTTTTTTTATAATAATGTCTAATCATTAATCTTGCCCTTCAAAATAATAGAACTTTCCGGCAAGATTTGAAGTAAAACTCATCCCTTTTGGAATATCATACCAACTTGCAGGAACTTTTCGTGTAACATTATTTGCTATTTGTAATGTTAATTCTGCCAATGCGGTTGTGTCGCACACAAATCGTCCGCTTTTTGAGAAAGTGCATGTAGTGTTTGCAGTAACTGTTTGATATGCTGCATAATCAAGAGGGAATATAACTGTATTTACACCATATATATTTCTGTCAGCATCTTCATCGGTAAAATCAACTTGATCGAATTCGGATTGCTTCATCAAAATAATGTCTTTTAACTCAACACTTTTATCAAGGTATGGTTCACTATGTGCATCTGACGGATCATAATCAGGATTAGCCATACCTTTTTTATAAATTATATTTGTTTTATTTGGTAATTCCGGCAAATTAGCAAGAGGAACTTTTGAAGTTTCATCAAGAGGTGCATAACCATTAGCAACACCTTTTTTTGATTTTTCTTCAAACTGATCAAGATCAGCAACCGCTGCTGCAATTGCATCATCAACATAATCTTTTGTCGGAACATTTGACGGATTTACATATACAATTTCAACATCAGAAGGAATTGCTTTAACATAAAGTTGAATACTTGCATCATAAAGCATTCCTATTTGTTCTGTTGAACTTAAATCTATAAGACATTTAGCAACGCAAATTAAATTATCGTCTCCGTCAAATAAACCTGCTTCTCTGATAACTCCCTGAACTGTTGAAGGAATTTCTAATTTTGCATATCTGCCATAAATAGAATCGTTGCCAAATGTTATTCCTACATAATTATCTGAATCTTTGCCATAAATGGTATTCGCCAATGATGTTGTTTCTGGTGTTATATCTTGAATACCATCTCCCAATTCAATATACCAACCATTAGCAATAAAACTTGTTGTTCCCGGAAGAACTAAACTATTAATCAAGTTAGTACCATAATTGGTCATTAATGAATAATATTCTCTATTTATCATTATATTTCATCCTTTCCCTATAATTTAAACCAATTCTTTTCCATCCAATTAAAGAAATTCCATTCGGTATTGTCTTGAATTATCGGTAAAATTTTATAAGTTACACCGATTTTAGATGTATGTAATATCGGCAATTTATAACTTGAACCAAAATCAACCTTGATATTATCAGATCTTGAACGTGCGTTTTTATACTTCAAAAGAGAATCTCTTAAAAAATTCAGACTTTGAAGATTAACTTCTTGGTCGAAAAAACAAACTCTTGAACGGAAATGATATGGAAATCCGCTATAATTAAACCATTCTTCAACCTGAATATCACCATAAACCTTTTTAATGAAATCTTTTAATGAAAAAACTGTTCCTTTTTTCAATTTCCATAAAAGAGCATTAACGCAAGTTTCTTTCTTTTGTTCCAAAGTCCAATTTTTGGAATACACATCAACGTGTAATTCTATTGCTAAATTATCGAGTTCTGAACTTGTTAAATCAGCAACCATATTAAAAAATCTTATTTTGGCTACGGCTTCTAATGCGTATGGAAATATTGAATTTAATGCCTTTGAAAAACAGATACATTCTGTATCATCTTTTAAGTTTTCAGGTAATAAATCCAATAAAGTTGTATCAGATAAATTGCTCATGTTATTCCTCTAATCCGCTGTAAGTTACTGATGTAGATGTACATTTAGCAACAGTATGAGAATTTAAACTCGTAAATGTCGGTGTTGTTATGATAAGTCTTTTTGCCCCGGCATTTTTACAAAGTCTAATCAACTCTTGCGGATCAATATCTCTTCCCATTTTTGCGTTTTGCCAACGTTTATATTCAGCAACGGCTTCATCAACTGCTGCTCTTATTTCATCTACTTTATTTTGATTTTTCTTGTCAATGTAATATGAGAAGTTAATTGTGTATGATGATTGGCTTGGTGCGATACCTTTTACTTTATCTGTCAAAGGTCTTATTTCATCAGCACTCAAATAATTCTCAAGTTGAGTTAAAAATGTTTGTGACGGAATTTCTGAATCTAATAATAAAGGATAAATATTTACTCTTCCGCCTGGTGTAACATGAAATTTAATTCTTGTCGGAGCAGTCGTAAAGTTTAATTCAACATCACAGCCACTCAAATCAATAGTTGAATCTGTTATATTAGAATCTTCTGTCGTTAATTCTCCGGTTGCAAGATTTATTGAATTCGTTACTGTTGTTGTTTCATCATTATCTTCAATGTCATATTCAAAGGTTACTTCATCATCAGGCATTTCAACAGAAACATCTGCTATGCTCGGATTAAATTCCTTTGCTTTTGCTTTGTATGCTTCAACTGGCCCTGCAACTGCCCAACCTTCAGGTGTATTATAAATCAAATCCGTATAATCATCATCAGATGGAGATATACCACCTTGTGAAGTTTCGGTATTGGTTACTTCTTTTACATAAGCCAAAGGATCGGTGTGTGTTGTTATCGTTCCTGCTGTATATCCGTTGCCGATAGTACCTGTTTGAGTGCATGTGCAAATTACTGTTTTGTAAGTAGAACCTGCAGGAACTACTGTTGCTTCGGTCGTTGCAAAATATACATTTCCAACACTTACACGATTACCTGACGGAATTGTAATACTTTCAGTTAATGCACCATCAAAAATATATTTAATCGGAACTGTTGCTGCTTTATCTTCAGGTCTTTTAACACCGCATCTTGTAACCCCAATATGGTCAAGTGCATCACCTGTTGCACCTTTTAATGTCGTTTTTTGATACATCTGATCTGCAGCAATCAAATTCATCATTACCATATAAACAACAGTTTGTAATACAATTCTTGCTTTATCTGCAGGCATTAAAGAAATATCTTCGCCTGTTTGTCTTTTCCATTCCTCTTCGTAAGTTTGTCGTGCTAAATTCATCAATTCATCAGCACTTTTATTTACAAGCGAAACATCTTTTATATCTTCAAATTCGCTAATATTACTCATATTTAACCCTCACTCACATTTATAACAGGTATCATTTTTGATAAATCATTAGAATCGTGCTTAAAAGTAATTGAATTTACAATTAAACCCGGTTCATATTTTTTTATTTTTCTCACTACTGCGAGCATATATAATCTTTTGGCAACAGGTACAGGTTTATCAATAAAACTCATTTCTATACCAAAATCTCTATCGAGAACAACTGTTCCAACTCTTGTAGTTAATAAAAGTTTGAGACGTGCAATTCTTTCAGCAGATAATGAATTGACACTCTCAATTTCCATTCCGTTATAATAAATCATTATACAAAATCCACTATTTCATAATATTCAACAAAGTATTCATTGTTTCAGTTTGAATTAAATTATTATAACCACCTGCAAGAGCCGTTTTTGATACAGTTTTTACATTGGTATAAAATTTAATAGCCTTTTTAATCTTTGAAACAGAACCATTTATAACATTTGGTTGCAAAGATGTATCTGAAACATATTCTTCAAGTGATAAATCAACAGTTGCTTTATATATTGCCCCATTGCGATATATAATATCGTATGCTGTACTTACACTTTCTATAACCCATTTATCAACACCAAACGGACTATTTCCTACTATAAAATCTAAAGGTGTACCCTCATTTACATAATTTGTTAATTTTTGCAGACTATCTTGAACATTTACCATTAAACTTTGGTTGAGTTCGATAGAAAATGTTAGTTTGTCGAGTTCGCAACCTAAAAATTCTGTTAAAGGCTTATTGCCAATTATTTCGTGATGATGATATTTATTTGTTTTTGAATGGTTTAAATCTTTAAAAGTTAATGTTTTAACAGAAGATACAGTAAAAATTATATCTCCGAGATTTCCCAAACTTTGCGTTAAACTCATGATAAAATTCCTTTAATTAGTTTGGTGCTGTTGTTGTACCGCCTTGACTATCTTTGTGAGTATGTGAATAGCCTGATTTACCTTTTGCGATAACATCAGTATTTCCGGTAATTGTTCCGGAAGAAGTAAAATCACCTGTTTGTGTATAATTACCTGTTTGTGTAATTGCTGCATTTATAGTATTTGATGTTCCGTTATAAGTTATGCTGTCATAATTTAAAACGATATTTTTTACATTCAAAGTTAAAGTTTCAGTTTCATCATCAAAAGAAACATCACCTTTTGAACGCAATTTTTTATACCAAACAGTTCTTTTAATGTCGGTTGGTGGTGTATGACTATCTGACCAAAATCTGCCTAAACATAAACCATCTTTAAAAAATGGTAAAAAGAAACATAAAACTGTATCTTTTAAGTTTGGCATATCATATTCATTTATAAATGAAAACATAGGCAAGTCTCTTGCTTCTTCATCACGATCAAAGAATGTAACTTGAACATATCCTTTATCGTCATAAATTGCTGTTACTTCCCCAAGTCTAAATAAATGTTTTACTATACTTTCAATATTCATATTAGTAATTCAATGTTTTATGTATTTCAAAGTTTGCTGTTGTTGGAATTAAAGATTGATTTATTTTATCAATATAATAAACTCCGTCAAATTGTCCTGCATCAACAATTTTTATAGTGTCTCCGGCGAATAAATCTGTAAGTCCGGTTAAAGAGAATGAAGCAGTAACTTCTTTTCTGTTTTTTTCTCTCAATTTGGCTTTACATAGTTCAAGTGCTTCGGCTTGTGTTTCAACTGAATCATTTAAAATCAGAGGTTTAATTCCTTTGGAATTTGGAACTTTATATTCTGCCGTAATCAACACTCCGTTATTTTTTTTGAATTTTAAAACGGCTTTGTCGTAACCACTATCTGTTAAAGTTCGTTTAAAATTTGCACCGGGTAAGAAAGAATTTATTGAAATCTCTTTGACTGGTGCTTTTTTCTCATAAACACTTTGAGAAAATAAAACAAGTTTATTATCATAAAGTTTTATGCAAATGTCATTTTTTGAGCATATTTCAGACTTTAAAAAGTCAAAATCAGACTGATTAGACTGCTCAATTTCTTTGAAAGTTTTATCTGTTTCAATATCAAGAGCGAGAGTATATCCGTATCTGTCGCAACAAGTTTGTGCGAGTTTTGATATTTTCACATTTTTAAACGTTTGTGTGCGTGGAATATCTCTAAAACCACCCGTTGCAGGGAATGAAATACCTTTTAAATGAAATGTTGTCGGCTTGAAGTTGTATTCAGGTTCATCAACATAAAATGTTCCAAAAGATTTTTTAAATTCTTCTCCTGCGTGATTCCAATTCAGAGCCGTTGCTTTTGCTACAATTTTATCTCCGGAATTACAAACCCAATCTTTTAACCATTTAGAGTCCTTGTCTTGTAATTCGATAGTAATTTCATCTGCAGAACCGTCGGCGCCTTCCTCGGCATTTTCATGCTGGCCAAGGTCGATGAGGTGAAGTACTTTGTCATCAATATTCTGGCGGCCCTCGTGGCGCTGGTGCTGCTGATCTTCATGAAGAACCCCGTGGTCATGCTCGTCGGCGTCGGCCTCATCGGCTTCTTCTGCGCGAGCATCTTCTCCAT